GGTTGTGGATTTTGTGATGATTGCAAAACAAGCGGCGGAGTTTGTGCGGCTGGGGTTACTGCAGGAGCAGCCGCTGGTGCTGTCTGATTCTGTTTATCAACCTTGTCCCATAGGTCACGCACAGACTCTATGCTGTTTGAAACCTCGGCCGAGATTTTCTTTTGATTCTCGATCTGCGCATCGTTCAATCCATATAACGCCTTTTGCAGTTCAATCTGCGCCAAGCGGCGTTTCGTTGGATCGGCTCCTTGTGCTTGCATTGCGCCATATAGCCCTTCAGTGTCAAGCCCTGTGATTTTTCCGTTTTCATCTTTCTGCACAAACTGCGGAGCCAATTCTCGATAGGTCTGCTCGTCTTTTAGAGCGAGCGCTGCTGCTTGATTCTGTGTTTGCAGTCCTTGCGTTACAGCAGAAGTCTGTTGTGTCTGAGCGGCAGTTTGCCGGAGATTGGCCGCCCGCTGAAACTCCTCCAGCGCGTTCGGCGCTGTGACTGGCCTTACATCTTGAACCTGCGGATAGAATGGATTTGCGCCCATAAATTATGGAATTGTGGTAGCGTTTGAATTAGTCCACGGACTCCCACTGCCGTAATTCCCTCCGCCTGCACCGCCCCCTCCACCGCCCATGCTGAACATCCCGCCGCCGTAAGGATTCTCTTGCTGCAAGCTCTGGATCATCTGATTCCAAGCATTCGCTGACCCGATGTCGCCTGCCGCCCGTGCATTGCCGTAATTCGTGAGTTGATTTGCTTGCTGTGCCCCGCCCGTGAGATAGAGGGCTGAGAGATTGTTCGCCGCTGCCTGCCCTTGTGCTCCAAGTTGTCCTGCCGCCGAGAGTCCTACATCCGTCCCACCAAGCAGGCTCTGGTAATTCGCCATGTACTGATTGAGAGCATTCTGATAAGCCTGCTGATAAGTTGTCGTAGCAAGGCCCTGCCCATAACGAGTAAGCGCTGCACCTGTATTGCCGGAAAGAAGATTGCCCGTAGCGGCGGCATTTTCGTTGATCGCCTGCGTGCCTTGCTGAAGATTGAATTGATAGCCGGGAGTCTGCTCGGCCTGCGCGAGAGTCGGAGCAGAGAAGCCTTGCGAGAGCAATGATGCGAGGGAGTTGGCAGCGCCTTGCCCTGTCTTGAGAAATGGCTGCTCGTTCGCCTGCTGCTGATTCCATTCTCCAGTCTGAAAATTGATGCCCGCTTGCTGATTCTGAAGTTCTAGGGCTTGCGCTTGCTGTGCGGCCTGCTCCTGCGCCTGCGTAGCGTTCTGCACAGCATTCCGCGTCTGAATGCCGCCGACGACCGACCCAGCCATGTTCGCTATCGCGCCAGCTATCGGCATTGTGCCTCCGGCTTGCTGATGCCCAACTCGATCAGATCGCAGAGCTTCCCATTCTTCATGTAACTGCGCGGATTGATGCCGTAGCACACCAACCCTGACTCTTTCGCAAACTTCAATGCTAGGCGGTTGTATTCAGGCACGACGGTAACGATCCGCAGACAAGGCGTGTTCGCCCAAATCCATTCGATGATGCCTTTGCCTGCTTCTTTGGCCTTTGCTCCATAACTGAGTGGAAGCAGGCAGGTATGAACGTCCCAGCAGGTTTGGTACTGGGGAATGAAGATGAACACTCCGAGAACTTCCGCACATTCCTTAGCAAGCACATACCAGATTGAATCGCTTTGCGTTGCCTGCCACTCTTCCGGTTTAGCAGAGAAGTCGTCGGCCACGAAGGGATAGATTCTCGGGTGAGTGACGATCTGCTTGATGAGTGCCCAGTCGCGCGTTCGTTCAAAGGTCATCTATACACATGCCAAACAACTGACATGGCCGTGGGCGTTCGTGAAGAGGCAGAAGGATTGCAGACTGCAAAGTTTACGCTGCCCGAAGTCGGCCACGAGTAAACGTGCAACCACGAGTATAGATTGGATGAACTGGGCGCAGCGCTGAGCGAGAATGTTATGGTATCGCTCGTCGTGATCCCCGAGGTTGAAACTGCGACCGTGCTTGAACAGGAACCGGAAGAGATTGACGACGTGCCGAGCGCCGTAGTTCCCGAGGCGAAGGTTGTCGTTACCGTCCCCGAGGAAGGAAATGTCGCTGTCGATGAGATTCCCGTACCGCCATGCGTGCCTGCTAAAAGTCCGTTGACCTGAGTCGCAAGATTGATGACGGTTGTAGATGCCAGACAGAAGGCGCATAAAACGAGGACGGTCAGCAGCGAGAATTGTGGTTTGTGTTTCCACACAAGTCCTCAATACCAAGTACACAGCAGTTTCGTGCCCGAAGGCGGTGCAGTCAGGTAAGTGATTGTTGCGCCTGAAATCGTGTAATCATTCCCCGATCCTTGTTGCTGCATGATGCCATTCTCGAAGCACACAACATTCGCAGAGACGGTCGGAGTCGGTGAGAGCGTAAAGGACGTATTTGAGCCATTGATTGAACCAGACGGTGCGCCCTGATTCAGATTTGCCCCTGTATCGGCGGCACAGGATGGGGCTCCTGTCGTCGCAATCTTGACGATATGTCCCGAGCCTGTACAATCGAGCGATTCCACACCGCCAAGAGTTGAGGCGGTCGGAGTCGGCATTTGCGCGGCAGTAATTGCCGTCGCCGTCGTCATCACCGTGCCGGAGGACGGGAATGTAGCTGTGCTGTTTACGCCAGTGCCGCCGTTCGCTCCGGGCAGAATGCCTTGTACCTGAGTCTGCAGGTTTACGAGCGTTCCCGCTCCAAGCAAAGCCCCGACACAGAGCATCACGATAAAGACTACCGACGCGGTTTTCCACGACACTCGGTCTTTGTTCATAGGCTTACCCAACGGGCCACCATACGCTGCCGTCTGATTTGATTCGGATGACATCCCTGCGGGCCTTCAGATAGTAAGGGCCATCTTGCACTCCGGTAAGAGTGAAAACATTGGCATCTGCCGAAATCTTGATGTAAGTGATTTCCGCGTTCTGGTTCGTCTGTCCTGTCGCGGGATTCAATCCTGCGGCTGGTGCGGATTCTGTATAACTGCCCTTGGAAGTGTCCACATTGTTCAGCGGATTAGCTCGCTGCGTTTCCAGATGCCATTGCTGCATTGGCTGTTCAGGCATGTGCAGAGGAGGAGGACGGCGAGTGGTTTGAGTTGTCGGCATCACGCGATCTTCCTGTATTGTTCGCTCAACCGTTCGCCTGACTTGTAAATCTCTTCGCCGTTCGCTATCGCCCGCACATATCCGTCAACGATCCGCCACGGGATAGGATCACTGCCGCTCAACTCGAACACCCGCTTTCTTGCACGTCCTAATTGAGTCTTCCTGACGCGCGTGTTGTACTTGCCTGCCTGCCCGCAGTTCAGGTTGTAAGTGTTGCTCCACGTCTTCGTGCCATCGTTCGACCATCGGAGCATGACTTGCGGATCGCGCGGCTGCCCGTCGCCATCAGTCAATGGCGGAATCGGCCCTAGTCCAGTCTCGATTTCGAATTCAATCTCAGGAAAATATACCCACTTGTTTTCTGCCGAGATCATCGGGCCGCGCCGGACCCAACGAAGCGGATTGCCAAAATCCGTGAACGTATTGATCGACATCGCATAGACGTTCCCTGACTTCCAATCGCCTACGAAGTTTGTGCCGAAGGCGAAAGCATGAGAAGTCGAACGGTGCGCCCCGTAACTCGCCGTATTTTGATTCCAGAAGCCTCGGCGGTGCCAGAGGCCCGTTAGGAAGTCGTAAACCCACGTTGCTTTTCCGCTGGGGAAGTTTATGGCCCAGAATGGATGTTTTTGGTCTTCATAGGCGTATGAAGTCGCGTCTGAGATAGTCGGATAAGTAGACCACGCGAATTCTGCGGCGAGACTGGAGATTCTTTGCGAGGAATTGCTTCCAGTCAGTAGACGGGCACCGCTGAATCCTCGTTCATTTTGCCCCAGCCAGCATACTTGCTCGTTTACTATCGCCGTTGCGAACGTCGCCGTACAACCTTCTTCCAGAAACGCTCCCTGAATTGGGATGAATGGCGGGAAGCCTGCGCCGCAGTTGTAATAAACGATTGATTTCTTGTTGGAGAGAAAACCGACGTTGCGGTTGGCAACGATGACGGAAACAATATCGTCGGGAAAGTAGGAGATCGTGGAAATGAACAGGCCGCTCCAAGTTGTCCCATCTTCAAGATTCGATACCTGAAACGTATTCGAGTTCTGAATGACTGCAATAAAATAACCATCGCAGAACTCGATTTGCAACACAGGCCCGTTGAACTGAGTCATGTCCACGGCAAAAAAACTGTCTGCCAACCGCTGCGTGTTGTTCGAATCCGTGAAGGTAGTCAGAACGTAGATGAACAGTTCCCCATTCGAGAGGATCAGCAAATGCGTTTGGCAGGAAAAGATTTGCGTAGGAGAGAGAGGAGGGCCATTCAATGCGCCGATATTTGCCGTCGCTCCACTTGCCTTCAATTCGTAGAAGTTTGCTGCCGCCGCAAAAAGTCTCCCATTCACCGTGAACAGGCACGGCACTGCGGTCTCAGGCAGTGTATATTTCACCGTCAGCCCCGGCGTGTGCATCAGCGTCATGCCCGATGTAGCGCCTACACTCTCCGGCTGCTCGCAGTAGAGATTCATCAACATCTCACAGTCCGCAATAGGCGACTGTAGCGTTGATTCAGGACCGCAGAATCCCCAGCGAGCCAACTATCCCCTCTCTCTTTCCGCCAAGTCCTCAGCCTCTTGCCGCGCCGTCTGAATCTGCCAGCACTGCCTGCAGAGATCGTGCTGTATTCTTTCTTTGCCCGTCATCGGCCCACGCCACTTTCCCATGCCCACTTGTGCAGGCCGCTTGCCACACTCTGAACACATGCGCTTTGACACTGTGATATATTAGGTAACATGAAAACAGAACGTTGGCTTCCAGTAGTCGGGTATGAAGCACTTTATCAAGTTAGCGATCATGGCAATATTCGGCGGATTGGAAACTACTCCGATGGAAGGCGTATACCTTTCGGCAGACCAATCAAGCAGAACAGACATCCTGTAGGATATTTTCAGGTGACTCTTTCCGATACAGGAATCCATCGCCGCCACTTGGTGCATCGCCTTGTAGCCCACGCTTTTCTCGGCCCTTGTCCAGAGGGCAAAGAAGTAAATCACAAAGATGGATGCAAAACCCACAATGCTATTGAAAATATTGAATATCTTACTCATAGCGAGAATCACTTTCATCGCTACCGAATTTTAGGCCAAAAGAGCATCCCCACCATTCGCGGTTCGCAAAAGGCGAATGCAAAATTGACAGAATCTTCGGTGAAGATAGCCCGCACTCGTTATGCTGAAGGCGATATATCGTATATGACATTAGCTTCGTCTCTAGGCGTCTGTAAAAAGACTTTGATGAACGCATTGAAGGGAAAAACTTGGAACCATGTAACTTAAATCATTCGGGCCTACCTCCTGGTAGATTGCCAGTCATCCAATTCCAGTCCCCCCTGTTTTTCTTACCACTGCGGGGCATACCAGAGTCTTGCAAAGAAATCCTAGGAGGTTGCGCGTTGGGCCCGATCATCGCGGCCCGAGCTACAAGCGCTGCTCCTGAAAGACTTGGCGGAGGCACGACCTGACAGCCGGGGCACAGCATCTCAGCCAACGTCAGTTTCAGCGCCGTGCGGTAAGCTGGCGGCAGCGTCCCTGGGCCTCCCGGTCCACCGATGGGGTCCGTGATCGAGTCGAACTGCACGACGGTCTGCCAGATTTGCAGCCGCACCTGATCACCCACATTGATCACGGGCCAGAAGTACAGTGAGGCATCGGGCCAAGTGTAGTCAGGGTAAACGTCCGTAGGCACGTTCGTTTGAATCGACTTGACCTGATTTGCCGCCCACCAATCCTTGTCGCGGATGTTGATTGGTAAGTCTACCGGAAAGCCTGCATTCAGTATCAAAGCAGCACTTTCGAGTCGTGTAGGCCGTTGCGGAACACTCCAGATCGCATTGGGACTTGGCCCCATGAGAACTGGA